CCATTAGGTGGGGCCACCTTCTTTTTGCCTTATGGCTGCCGTAATCAACGCCACACTCAAAAGCGCAACAGCCAACAGCTATGTGACGTTGGCGGAAGCAGATGCGTATTTTGAAACCGTTCCAAGCTCAACGCAGTGGGACAACAAACAAGACGACAATAAAAATCGTGCCTTGATTTCAGCTACAGGCTGGATCAACACATTGAATTTTTATGGTGATCGTTGCGATTCAAGCCAAGCCTTAAGTTGGCCTCGCAATAATTATCATGTCGATCGGGTAGAGCTGACCTGTTCCGCGATCCCAGACGCAATTAAAAAAGCTACATATCTACTAGCGTTTGAGCTGGCTAATGACACGGACGCAATTACAGGGAATACCGGCGATAAGGGGTTATACGAAGAAGTCGAACTCGGAGACCTCAAGGTCAAGTACAACACTGCTAGTCAAGCTACTGGAACTGTCAATAACGTATTCGACGTTTACCCTTGGCTGCAGTCTTATCTTGGTGCTTATTGCCTTGGAGGTTCTGGCTCTTATCAAGTTCGTATGGTGAGGGGTTGAGATGTCACTTGTAGACAGCACTTTTAAGTCAATTCCCAAGGATCTCCTAGATGAATGGGGCCAGGACATCACGCTTGTTAAGACAACAACGCCACGCACTTACGACCCAGCAACAGGTGCTGTGACTGGTGCGGATACGTCTGTTGTACTGAAAGGTTTGATTTCTAATGTTTCAGCAAGAGAAAGCGAAGGGCTTTACCAAACAACTGACATCAAGGTAATTATTGGTGGTGACGAGTTGGGCTCTTACTATCCAACTGAAGCCGACCGCATTCAGTATTCACAGGCTGGTGTGACGAGAGAGGCGAAGATTTTAAATGTGTTGAGCTTTCGGGGTGAGGATCCTTTGCTTCACACAATTGTCGCGAGGCCCCAGTAATGGCAAAAAATCAACTTCCTAAGTTTTTAAGAGACTTTGAACGAGCTGCATCTTCTTTAATCGTGTCTGGTCCTACTAGGGTTGCCAAAAGAACTATTAAAGAATTGCAGCAGGAAGGGCCAAGTTGGACAGGCCGGTTTTCAAATTCATATCAGATTGAAACACCTGATGGCAGTGTTTACAAAGGTGATGGCCAGCCTGGAGAGCCAAGACCTATTAACCTTCCTGCCGGTTTATTCTCCGGCCCCGAAAACCTTCGAGCCTCTTTGCCTATTAAAGACCGAGTAGTAACAACAATCTCAAATTTTTCTGAGTATGCAGCTGAAGCGACTGACGTAGTAGAAAGCGCATTTTTCCGTCCAACGGAAGAACCAACTACAGCATTGGGCCAAAGAAAACTTAGAAGAGGTGACGGTGGCCGTCCCAGAACGGAAAGCAGTTTTAACGCTGAGACAGGAGTAAAGACAGGTACTCCAATGCAGATCCCGTCATATCGCGGAGAAATTGGTGGTGGACCTGAAGACCGTGAGTCTGGTGCAACAGCTGATCTTGACTGGCTTGCAATGTATGTGGAAGATGGAAGGCTGGATCGCACTGTCAAGCTTGAGATGGATAATTTGTTTACTGAGCTATGAACTACCAAGCAATTCGAGCCGCTATTGAAAGCCCTCTTTTGACGGCTTTTAACAACCTATCGCCAGCGATACCGGTCTTTTTTGACAATATCACCGCTGTCCCGGCAAATACGACTACAGAGTATGTCCGAATAAATATCGCTTTTGGCCTAACAACAGAAGTAACTATGACTGGCAACGTTGATTACGTGCGGGGAGGCATTGTCATTCGTGTTTACAGCGAAAAAGGCCAAGGCCCTGCAAGAAACCAAACGCTTTTGAATACTGCTGTCACAACGCTTTTAGCGTTACCTGCTTCAACACGGGACGGTTCAGGAGTGTATTTGCGTCCTGGTGTTATAAATGGACCGACCTTGTCGGCAACGGAAACAAGCCCTCACTTGATGGGACGTATAACAACGTCTTTCGTTGCAGAAGAGCAGGATTAGAACTTTTACTGTTGACGCGCTAAGCTGTATGAGTCCGGGTTCCGCCCGTAAGTCCACCATTCTCAGTACCACGAATGGCTACCGTCCTTTCGGGCACCTCTGGCGCCCTTTATTACAAGCCTGCTGGCACATCTGGAACCTTTAAGGCTGCAGATGTAACTTCTGGCTCTGACACGATCAAAGTAGGAACATTCCTGAACTTCAAGGTAAACGACAAAGTTTCGTTTGCTACTGGCGGGGGCACCCTCCCCGGTGGTTTGGCTGCGTCAACTCCTGTCTTTGTTAAGACCTACACCGCTTCTACTGGAGCGGCAACGTTCTCCGCAACAGCAGGCGGTTCTGTGCTTGCACTGTCTACCGACGGGACTGACGGCACCAGCTCCTTCACAATTGCGTTTACGGAGTTTCAATCAGTTGCGAATGTACGCTCTTGGAACTTTGAAGTAACCCGAGATGAAATCGATGTAACAAGCATCGGTGGCACTTTGGGCCAAAACGCACCATTCCGAACCTTTATCTCTGGTTTTGCGGATGGTACAGGTTCAGCTGAGGTTTACTTCACTGATGACGACACCGGTATTTCGGCTCGTTTGATTGAAGACGTTACCCAGCGCAACCAAGCCGGTGCAACTTTCAAGTTGTATATGGATGCAGTTGTCACAGCTGGTACGCCAGATGATGCAGCTAGCCGTTCCATCTCAATGGAAGCGGTACTCACTTCTGCAAGTTTTTCAGTAACGCCAGACGACGCTCAGGCAATTTCTATTAACTTCCGTCCAACATCAGCTCCTACATTCGACTTCGCTAAGAGCTAGTAGTCGATTGACAATAAAGAAGCCCCTGACATTGTTAGGGGTTTTTTTAATGCTAGTGTAGTGGCACAATCAGTTTTAACTCATGGCATTACGCGCCATTGATCGTCTTAAAAAAGCCGCAAACTTAGAGGCAACAAAAAGAGTAGTTACTCTTTCAGATAAGACTGAGTTTGAGATGTGGGTGAAGCCTTTGACGATGGCAGAGCGTGAACGCGCTCAAAAACGTGCTGGATCGGATGATGCCAATGCGTTTGCCCTGCAGTTGCTGATCACCAAGGCTAAGGACGAGATGGGAGAGTCTTTGTTTTTGGCTGGTGAAGTTGATGTGCTTAAGAACGAGGTGAAGGACAAGGACTTGCAATCCTTGATGCTGGCAATTTTGACTGATGACGAAGAAGAAGAGGCCATCGACCCAAAATCCTAGAAGCCGAGCTTCGTAAGGACAACTGGCTCATGCTGCAATTTGGCGTTGCCAAAGAGCTTGGCATGAGCTTGTCTGAAGTTCGCACCACAATGACAGCAGAAGAGTTGATTGGTTGGAGCGCCTATTTTGGCGTGATCAATGCAGAGCAGAAAAAAGAAATGGATAAGGCGCGGCGTAGGCGTTAAACTTAGGCATCGCAGTGCGCTGAAACCGTCGTGGCCTATAGAGCTGAGATTGAGATCGGCGTAAAGGGCGTAAAGGATCTTGATAGATTTCAGTCTCAGCTTGAGCGTCTTTCTAATGAAGTAGACAGAGTAAATAAAAAGAAATTTACTGTAGCGAATCTAAGTTCCTACAATGAAGCTTTAAGGAAAGCAAATGAAAGTTTAAACCAGACTGAAATAGAAACTAATAAGGCTGGGAAAGCGACTGGTCTCTACAAAAAAAACTTAGATAGTTTCGTTACAGCGTTGCTCGCTTCTAATGACGCTCAAGACTTAAATAATAAATTAGTCAGGCAAGAAATACAAGACCGTGGCGCAGCAACCCAAGCGTTAAAAGCGTATAACGCTGAACTTGCTTCCGCGACGCAGCGTGGGTCCCAAACCACAATGGCTGGTTCGTATCTTCGCGGTCAGCCTAAGTTCGGTCCAGAACCTGCTCCAGACTTTAATCCAGTAGCCGGAGCGGCTAGGACTAGAGCCGCTGCTCTGGCGTCGGAAGCTATTGCTAAAGGCAGAGCAACCGAAAAGCTCGCACAAAAAGAAATAGAACTTGTAGGCAAGGTAAATCAAGCTGATCGTCGTGCTTTTATTGAATTAAATAACGACAAAATCAGAGGTATTCAGAAACGACTTGATGCAGAAATTGACGGTATCGGGACGAAGCTTAGCGCGGCTATAAAGGCTGACAATGCAGAAGGAGCAAAGTTTGATCAAGAATTGGCTCGCAGGATACGAGTAACTACGGAAGCTGAAAAAATATATTTACAGATACGTGAAGACAGCGAAAAGCGCATAGAAGCTAGGCGTAAAGCAGGTTTGGCGGCAGCTAAAAAACTAGAAAACGATATAGCACAGCAAAAGTCTGATAGAGCAACTCGCAGGAATAATGCAATTAGTAGTGGCCTCATCGGCGGTGCGTTCCCCCTGCTGTTTGGGCAAGGCGGTGGAGCTGCGATTGGTGGTGGTATAGGTGGCTTTGCTGGCGGCATGATTGGCGGCCAGATGGGCTTTGCGCTTTCTCTCGTCGGTACTCAGTTTGGAGCGTTTGCTGATCAGATTGTTTCAGGCGGTGCAACGCTCGGTCAAGCACTTAACCCGCTTACAGCCGATATTGATGCTTTAGCTGAGGCCGCAGGTTTTGCTGGGACGGAAACCGGTGCGGCGCTGCAAGCCATAGAGCAACTTGGCACGCAACAGCAAGCTCTTAAGGCTGCAACTGCACTTCTAGCGGCAACTGTTGGGAACGAAGGCGTGGATGCCCTAAATAGTTTTGGTGCAGAAACTGCAGATCTGGGGAATGAATTTGCAAGAGCTATGACGCAAATGCAAACAGCAGCAGCCAGATTCTTTGCAGGTATTCCAGGGTTTATAGCAAACGCACTTAAAGCAGGAAATGATCTACAGGCCGGTTTAAATTTAGACACTCCAGAGGCTGACAAGCTTAAAAACAGAAGAAGTGAGCTGAGGGGCGTTAGTAATGATGTTGTGCAAACAGCTGCGCCGATAAACCTCAGCGAAAAGGATTTAAAAGAATTAATTAGTGTCGAAGAAAGACTAAGGAATCTTGGTGCAGATACCGTTACAGAAGCGCAAAGACAAGTTAAGTTAACTGCTGAGGAGCTTCAACACAAAACTCTTCTGCAACAACTTGGGGTAAAAGATTCCAAGCTCCAAGAAATAGAGACAAAATTGGCTGGGGTAAGAGCAGACTATACGGACAAAAACTTTGTTAGCTTAACCAGGCAAGCAATAATCAGAGAAGCCGACATTGAGCGAGAAAAAGCAATAGAAATTATAGGCAGAGATGAGAACGGTAACATAAAAGACCGCGCAGCACTTCTTATAAAAAATGGACAAATTGCGCAAAAATTTATCTCGCGACAAGCAGATCTTACTTTAAAAGTTAATAAAGCTCTTGAATCGAGAGACAAAAAATTAGCTCGTAAAACGTCACGTGAAACGTCAAGAACTGGGAAGCAGGCTGAGCAAGCTCGTGCGCTTACAGCCAACCTAGAACGTCAGTTAGCACAAAGCAAAGTAGCAGGCACTGTGCAAGCCCAAAAACTTGCAATAGAAGGGAGATATGAACAGACCCTAGAAAGAATTGCCAAGCTCGACAACCAAAGCGATGCATCTAGGCAAAGAAAATTAGCCGAGCAAATTAAGACAACCGCTGAGGCAAAGCTTGCGTTTGACCAAGAGCAGAAACGTACAAAAGCTCTTAGAGACGCAGTCGCTCCACTATTGCAAATTCGAGCCAGTCAGGAAGCAAACCTTGCGGCATCAAGAGAATATAACCGTCTGATCATGGAGGGTATGCTGCCTGCCGAGGCAAAAAGGATTACTGAATTTAATAAGCAAGTTAGCTTGCTTTTGCAGCAAAAAGATATAGCAATAGATTTGCTGCAAATTGACATTGATAGAGCAAAATTGGCCAACCAACCCACAGAAGATATGCAGAAAAGATTGGATGATCTCAAAAAAGGACGAGTAGCAATAGAGGGCGAAGCCGCTAAAGGCCCTGGAGAAGGCAAGTCAAACATGGAAAGACTTAAGGATGAAATCGCTGCCGTGAAGAAAGAGCTAAATGAACTACTTGATCCAGTAAACCAAGTGGTAGGGGCTGCTGGAGCGATAGGAGATGCGTTTAGCGAATCATTTAGAGGTGTTATTGACGGAAGCATGACTGCTCAAGAAGCGTTGGCAAATCTATTCCAACGAACAGCAGACCACTTCTTAGATATGACGGCGCAGATTATTGCTGCTGCAATCAAGATGCAGGCTATCCAATTCGTTACACAAATAATTGGGTCAATGGCTGGTGCTGCGGCTAGTGGCGGTGGCGCTGCCGCTGCCACTCCTGCGAGTAAGGCAGGCACGTTAACGACTGGTCCGTTGCCTGACCTTGGCTCAGGGCCTTCTTTCGGGAGTGTTAACGATTTTAAGCCTGCAACAATTCTTCCCGCTCAAAAATTTGCTGAAGGTGGTTTTGTTTCCAGCCCAACTCGCGCTCTTGTCGGAGAAGGTGGCGAACCGGAATACATTATCCCAGCATCCAAAATGCGTGAAAGCATGGCGCGTTATTCGCGCGGTTCACGCGGTGGTGGCGTCATCCCTGCTAATGGTGGCGGCGGTGGAATGCAAGACAGCGGTGGCGGTGTTGCAACTTCTGCGCCAATCGATGTTCGCTATACCGTGGAACGTATCAATAGCGTTGACTATGTAACTGCTGATCAGTTCCAGAATGGGATGCAGAGTGCAGCGGCACAAGGCGCACAACGCGGTGAACAAAACACGCTAAAACGATTACAAATGAGCGGTAGCACCCGCAAGCGGTTAGGTCTATGACAAGTTTTGCCTTTGGCCATGCGTTACAAATGAGCTCCAGTACGGAAGTGAAATACCACTTCCAAAACTTTTTTATTGGCAAAGAGATTGCGCATTCAAGCCAAGAAGAACGTGACAAAGGCAAAGCTGACGATGTAGCACCTAAAACATCTATTTACGAGTTTGCGCCTTTTGGCTTCTCTGGCGTTACGGTCAACCGCACAGGTGATGGACTAGACGCGACTTTGGTTTTTCCAAACAATAAAATATCTCGCAATTGGGCGTTGGAGGCAATTGAAGATGCTTGGCTTATGAGAGTTGATGTTCTAATTATTGAAGACCCTGACCCTGAGACAGGTCTGGCAGTGCAAAACACAATTGTCCACACCTATACAGGCCAAGTGACAGGCGGGCAATGGGACAACACATCGGTAAACCTGGAGTTGAGTTCAGTGCTTGATGCTGTTGGAACGGATGTCCCAAGGCGTTCTTTGACTAAGCGCATTGTCGGTAATCTGCCAATTTCAAACAATGTCCGGCTGCAGTGATCTAATTGGGATGCCGTATCGGCTAGGCGCTGACGGCAGCGATGGTCATATTGACTGCATCCACCTTTGCTACAAGGCTTTAGGGCACATCGGCATTGACCCACCACCGTTTAAGCAATCCTGGTACGAGGCCAGCAAGTGGGAGGTATCTCGTGATTTGCTTGGCTGGGGTTTCCGAGTCGAAAAGCCGGAGTATGATGGCGATATTCTGCTGTTACCGCAGCAATCCTGGGCATTCGCAGTCACATGGCAGACGGGAATTTTGTACATCAACCGCAGAATGGAAAAGGTGCAATGGTCTTCGGCCCGTCTGTTTGCGACGTACCACTGCTTCCGTACGAAAGAGAATTAATCAAGACGATTGGAATTACAGAAGAAGAGTATCAACTTTTTGCGGCTGAAGTGAGGCGGCGTGGTCGATTAAGACCTGCAGAGTATGAATGTGTTCCCAGCATTGTAAATGGCCCAGAAACACAAATTGCAATTCTCATTAATCTTGCGATCACCTTGGTTCTTACTGGCGCTGCATACCTGCTAACGCCAAAGCCCAAAATGCCAGGTGCTTCTAAAAGTGGAGGCGTTGTTAATTTTGGAAATATTACTGGGGCTAATCGTTTTACACCGTCCCGAGGTTTTGAGACACTAGCTGAACTTGCTGATTACGCAGCGCCAATCCCTTTGGTCTTTGGGCTGTATGACGAGGCTACGGGTGTTGGCGGAATGCTCGTTACACCCAAGCTTGTATGGTCCCGGATGTTTAGCCATGGGATGTCGCAACGCGCCAAATTATTGTTTGTTGTAGGAGAGCAAGGTTTAGAGAATGGCATTGATTCCGAAGATTATTCAAACAACCCAAGCGGGATAAAAAAACCAGAGCTTCAAGGTATTTTCCTAGGAAACAATGCGCTTGATCACGTATTTGAAGATTTCTTTGCTTTTTATTGGAAACCAAATAGCGATTTTAGTCGAAAAATAAGTAATGGCGATAGGATTTATGGTACTGCGGGCAGTTTAGATTCAGGAGACCCTGATGCGTCTGGCGATAATAACAAAGGTAAAGGTAAAGAAGAAGAAGTTTTCCTTTGTCCTTTGCCAGATGAATCTGACGCTTCAGCCTTTTGCCATGCGTATTCGCCTGCCAACAGCACGCAGTTTGGAACGTATGCTCCTATTGCAAATGGGACTGGCTATAGGTTAAATTATAGAATTATTGCTATTGGTGATGACGTAAAAAAGAAGGCAGGACGACTGCCAACTTTAGCCCGCATTAAGATTGCTGGTGATCAAAATTTATTCAGAAGAGAAAGAAAAAGTTACGGCGGTGAAAAAGTTAAAGGCTTGCTGCAGGACGTTCGGGATTTTAATCAAGTCAGCCTAGGAAGAAACTATACCCCGCGGATGGGAATTGTTGAATTAATTAAAAAAAGTGATTCATCTATCATAGAACCTCCGGATACTGAGTTAAAAACAACTGCAAGTATAGTCAAAGGTGACAAAATAAAATTTAAGCTTAGTGCAAGCTCGATAAATATTAAATATTACCAAGATGAAAATGACAAAGGCGAGTTTGTTGATGATATAAATTCATCGGTACTGTCAATGCAATTGGCCGCAGATAAGGCTATGCAGGTTGGCGAAAAATTTTCGATTGCAGGATCATTCTGGAAAGTAACTAGCAGAACCAAAAAACTCTTTGACCCAATTTTCAGTGAAGGCAGAAACATAGATCAAGCGATAATGCTAGAGTGCATTGATGCCAGCAAGTCTCTTTCAAGTAAGATTGGCATTATTAGCAAAGACAATGTTTTAGAGATAGATTACATAGGAGACAGTAATCCTGACGGTGAAGGCCCAAACAAGATAGGAGGATTAGAGTCGGACGCTCAAAACGTTGGTGAAGCGTTTTTTCCTTTAACGCGATGTGAAACTGCGGTTGTTGTAAACAACAGGCCCGCGATTGTTACAGAAATAGGAATTAAAAGCATTGTTTATCAAAAACTAAACGGTTTGTGTTCTTTCAGCAGCTTAATAGGCGAAAATGATTTA